AAAAGGTCTTGTTCTATCTTATCCAATCTTTTGGTCACCTTTTCCATCTCCTTATGGGAGACAACTCCGTGACCATAAACCTTATGTGGTCGTTTAAGTATTTGTAGGATTTGATTAATAGACTTCTCTACATTTAACTTTGGTTTTTACTTATCCCAATTCGTCATTGCTTTTATCCCTACGATTAGCCCAATATATCTAAAATGCTACCATAACAATCGGACTTACCAACACACCTAGTATCACCAACAAAAAGCTAAACATCATCATCCCTTTCATCCCAATACCGCCAGTCCAAAAGGTCTTCTTTGCTAGTGTCATCCCAATCCATCCCATAGTTAAAATAATCTCTTATATAACTATCTATATCAAAACGATTAAAATAAAGTCCACGAATATTTGGTGGACGAGTCTTTCTATAATTCTCTTGGTCTTGGTTGATACGCTTCCAAAGATAGTATCCCAACTTATTCGCGTTTCGCATTTGTCCATTTACCCTTCGTCATTGTTACATCACTACTTGGATACCACAATCCCATACCTGAATCTCCACCTTCCATCACAAATACCATCTCCACACCGTCAATCGTTTTTCTTTCTTGGGCATATCCACGGCGTTCTATTTCGGTTACCCCATGTTGGGTATACTCTATCTTTTTTACTCTACACGGATTACGTTTAGTCATTTTCTAAACTCCTTTTTATTCTTTTTAATACTTCTTGAATTTTATCCATAGTTTCTTCCATAGACCGTAACGCTTGTATTACTTCCAAACTTCTAAATGGTCGTGAAGACCGTGGATTTCGTGGTGTTCTTTTCATTTTGACTCCTCTTCGTCATCATCCCAACTTGGTAAATTCATTCCTAAATCCCATATAATTTCATCAAGTGACTTGTTCATGGCTTCTCTTTCTTTTTGATTTAACTTTGCTAAGTCGGCTAGTTCGTCAAGTTGACGCTCAATAGATGTTCTTGGTCTTGATTCAAAATCAAACGGGTCATCTTCATTATATGGGTAAAGGTCGAACATTTTGGAATAAAATGGCATAATCATTTCATTGTATTCGGGATGTAGTCTCATAAGATGTTTTATACAAAACATCATACGAACCCAATCCTTTGGTTCGACTTTGATTGGTTTACGCAAGACCTAAACTTTGATTTAAAAGTGATTTAACCATTAGTGTTTCCATTTCGATTTCATCGGCATCGGTATGTTCCATACCTTTGACCAACAAACCTTGTAACTCACCATCGGTCATACTTGATACAATATGGTCGATAGCATCATCAAGAGATTTACGAGCTTCATCGGGCATCTCTTCGGTTGATAGTTCAATTAAACTATCGATTAGTTCGGGTAGTGTCATTTTATACTCCTTATTAATAATTATGATTTATATATACAACCCACAAAAAAAATTTCCCAAATTTCTCAATTAACTCCTCCAAAATTTCACCCTCGAACTCGTTCCATTTACAAATGCCTCCCAAGTACATTCATCCCACAAACAACTCCAATAGTGGTCAAAACCCTTTCGTGTGGCTGGTTTCATTCTCCAGCCACACGGACACATAGGGTTGTTTTTGAGTTTTTTATTATGTAACCATTTCTGTATCATTTACTTCTGAAGGAACTTTTGATTCATTGTTTTGGCGACATTCATCATATTAGTACAATCGATGAAACTCGCATCCTTACCATACATTCTTTTGAAAGTATTTTCGTCATGTTCACTTCTGAAACCCTCAGAGATAAAGTAACTCATTATTTTGATTCCATTATTCTTCATCATTTTTACCATTCTTCTAGTGTGGTCAATGGCTCTATCACCGGCATAATAAACATCATAACTACCATATCTACCCTTAGTAGAAAACCAAGGCGCTCCATCTGAATAGTTGATGAAGTAGTTATCCTCACCACTTGAACCTTGTAACCACTTCTTCATAATCGCTTCGTAACATAGTGACTCAGGAGTAACTCCACCAGGTTGAAGAGCCTTCCAAAGAGTTTTGATTTTAGTCAACTTATCTTTCTTACTATTGTAAATAATCACAACAATCGGCTTATCTTTGTTAGTCCATCTAACATCAACAGTAACATCAATGTTTCCAGCCATATCAGCAGCTTTACACATCGCAACAGCAGACTTAATGGCTTTCTCAAACTTTCCACCGTTCATAGAACCACTACCATCAATCGACAAGTGTAAGTTAGCTTTGTTGTATCTTTCTTTCTGAATCTGTGAAAAGACATTCTCATTACCAAAACCTAACTCGGAGACTAATCTTTTGTTGATTTTACCTGTGTTTTGTCTCGTGAAAATCAAATCTTTCTCTTCACCACGAATCTTAAGTTTTCTACCGAGAATAGCACCGAGTCTGAAACCTTCGTTGATTGCCTCCAGCATTTGAACACCACCACTCCAACTGTATCTACCATCGTAATAAGAGTCATCAAGAGAACGAAAGAAAGGAAAGGCACCACTCTCAATAAGTTCCTTAGTTAGTGATGGAATCACAACAGTTCCAACTTTACCAATTCTACCATCACCAACCTCGACTAACTCTGTATTCGAGTTTGAAAGGGCATTGACAATCTCTGAATCTTTCTTTGACAAAGTGGACTTTGGAGTTTGACCATCCAAGAACTCTTTTTGTTTATCAAACATATTCTGAATTTGTTTCTGTTGTTGTGGAGTTAACTCATCACCATTTGACTCGGTAGATTTTCCACCATCAGGAGTCATCTGAGCATCGCCAGTGTCAACCTCAGTTCCATCAGAACTATCGTTACCACCAGCATTACCGTCAGAGTCTTTATTTTCCCCATTCTCGGTGTTTTCGTTGTCACCGTCACTATTACCATCCTCAGGTTGAACTACACTATCTACAATCTTGAAGACAATCTCACAAACAGACATAGCCAACTGAATGGCGTCATCAGTAGATTTTAGTCTTGAGATGTTTTTCATATTGATTAGTTTGTAGATGTCTATCAATCTTGGAAGAGAACCAAAATCAGTAGCTTCGTTAGTAAAGTTGACGATTCTAAACATATAAGAATCTAAGTCCAACTCACGATACATCTGTGAATTAAGACCTTTGGCAACTTTCTTACCATTGAAATACTTGTTGTAAAGACTATGGTAGTAACCCTTGTAGCCAGGTGAATTTTTGAAGACAATGTTATCAACTCTCCTATCTTCAATGTAATTGATTATCCCACGAAAGAACTCCATCTTTTCATAGGTTAATTCAAACTCTCTGATTTTTTTCATCCTACGAACATCACCAAACGCATTGAAATCAGAGTAGGCTATGTGACTACCCTCGTGAAGAGCCAGACCAACAACATAGTCAAAGTTCTTCTCATTGATATTAGCACCAATAGTAACAGACTTACCATCAGTATAACTATCTCCACGAGAAGGGAACTTGACAGGAATGTTTTGACCACTCACGATACGGACAAAGTTACCGATTGCTCTCTTGTGTCCAGCAAGAGCAATATGGTCTTTACCTTTTTTTACTGGCTTGTCATCTAAGTCAGACAAGAAGTCATCAACCAAACTTGTCCTTCGATTGTCAAACCAAAAATCCGAATATTTACTCACTCAAAAACTCCTTATTAATTACATATAAAGCTACTAATAAAATACTATACAAGTCAAGCATTATTTTCACTTTTTTTAAATTTACCAACTACCTTTTGAATACATCGTTACCGAGTTTCCACTCGCCGACATACTAAATATCATATTATCAAAGTCTCCATTGTAGTCATTATAGAAACTCTTCTTTAGTGATGGCCACTTATCTAAAAGTGATAAGATTTTTTTCTTATCTTTTAGACCATTCAAAGTCATCCAATTCATTATTTTTACCTTTCTCATTACACCTAAAGCTAACACCAAAAAGTAATATGAGTCAAGCACTTTATGGCAAAACCCTTTTATTAAATTGTTTGAATAGTTGGTTAGCATACTTAGCCTGTTTAGGTGTTAACTTACCTTTGGAATGAACTCGTTTAGTTATACTATTCAAGAACTCCATTTTCTCATATTCATACTGACGAGTATATCCACACTTCGTTAATAAATATTTGAGTTTAGTTATCTTGGATAACATCGCTTCTCTTTTCCTCTTTATATCAGGATCACCATAAGTCCTGTATGTGGCAGCAGCAGTTTGAATAGCATCCAACATCTTTGGTGTTATTTTGAAATCACTAACTAACTTTCTGTGCATTTCAGATAGAAACTGATGATAACCAGTTGGTAAGGTTCTTGTGTACTCGTTATCATTTAACAAGTCTCTTAAGTCTTTGATTTCTCTTTTATATCTTTCTTTGTTAGACATTCATTTCCCTCGAACCAGTAGTTCCCTCTCCTCGTTTCAACCTCGACTTTTGCATCTCTTCAGCTCTTTCAGCTTTGGACATCTTAGTCCAATTCTTTTTTATACCTCCACCAGACTCTTTTAGGTTTGATTCTCTCATAGGTTTCAACATAACGAAGACAAGAAAGTTAAATTCCTTTTCTGAAAGTTTAGGTGGTACGATTGCACTTTTAGGACCTTTTCTAACAGTAGGAAGAGCTATTTTTCTTTCCAACTCTTTTATTTCTTTTTTTGTTAGTGAATTCATTTTTGACTCCTTATATCTAAATTTAACTCTAAATACAAATATGAGTCAAGCATTTTCTCGATTCTTTTTCCAATAAGTTGTAGGTTCTAATTTTTTGTAAGCCGAACCTAATGCCTTTCTTGTGGCAATACTCGTTATAAAACAAGGTGCACCTTTTCGTGTTAATACACCGTTTGTTTTTCTTTTGTCGTATGGATTGAAACAGACAGCTTTTAGATGTCCCAAGTCTATTTTTTTCAAACTCTCGTTAATGAATTTCTGATAATCGACTACTGAGTAGTTACCATGATAATCGGTGTGTAAATACATAGCCGTGGTGTAGTCATCATTTTTATCAAACTTCTTTATTGACTCGAAAATAGAACCTTCTTCAGGATTGTAAAACTCAATCAGTAATTTATTTGTTTTTCGTTCAGGTGCCAGAAATGGACAAACAGGAAATCCACCAAAATCATCATTTGGTGTCTCCAACCAATCCATCCATTCTTCTAATTCTTGTAGTATTTTTTCTTTTACGATGTGAATAGTGACCAAACCTTTTCTAACAATAACCCTACGAAACCGACTCCTATAACTCCTCTCCATTTTTGTGAATTTTCTCTAAACTGAGTATTTTGTTTTGTTTCAGCCCAAAGTCCCTCGTGTGGATTGAAGAGGTTTTCTTTCATAAACCTTAATGACTCTTCTGTCTTACCGTGAGCCATAGACATATCTTTTTTCATATCAGTTATGTCTTGTTTAATATTATCTATCTTTTCGTGTATTAACTCGAATTCTTTTCTGTCGGCGGCATTCATACCTATAAATATATCCTTATTTTTACTACGTTATATATTCTCTCGTGGAAAATACAAATCATCTTTTTTTCTTTAATCCTAAAACTCTGAGATTGTGAGATATGAATCCACCTATTTCTTTACGACCAGTTTTACTTCTGTAATGATTCTCTAACCTTGTCCAAGGACACTCCAATGTTCTACTGAAACCTAAGTGCATTATCCAAGCACACAAGGGTAATGATATGTAAAATGGTTCACAAATTAATAGTAATGGAACTGATACACCGGTCAATATTAAAAATGTCCAATGTAACCATTGGATTAAAAATAATAATATTTCGTCTATGATTCTCATTTTTTCTCCCAAATCCATATCGGTTCACAAAATCTTTTGTCTTTAGTCTCCTCTGCTAACTTCAATGATTCTTCACTATATTGTGTGGTATCTTTCGCAGTTCCAGCTCCACCACTATTTGGTCGTTTTGCCATTTCCATTCCAATACAACCTACATAGTCCATATCTCTGTAAGTATCAAGAAACTCATTCATCGGGTCACATATCTTTAACCAACACCTATCCGATGACCATTTAGAATTGGCATAAACATCTGATATGTTAATACATAACTTACCACCACTTCTTAAAGTCGGTAACATATTATCAAGAGCTTTCTGTAGGAATTCAGTATTCCACCCATCAATATCTTTATATCTAACCCAACTTTGGTTGTCATCGTGACTATATCTTTCCACATTAAAATAAGGTGGTGATGTGAATATCATATCAAAGGTTTCTTCGTATCCATCATAATAGAAGTCCTCAGCAGCCTCACAGTAGAAGTCAACCTTTTTCATCATCTCGAACATCGTAAGTTGACCTTCGTAGTAATCAGCCTGTTCTCTGTAAATCGGATGGTTCTCTTTACGAGGATCGACACCAACATACAACTCGGTGTTCTGACTAGCAAAGAAACCAGCTAACCTATCTCCCCATCCCATCGAGAAGTCCATAACATTTTTGACCTTGAATAAGTCGTACATAGCTTTTGCCACATTTGGTTTGAACTGACTACAGATGTACTTACGAAGTCCTATCATAACTCTCAAAGCTGACCTATCTATCTTTGGTAGTTTCAGACTATATGCTGAACCCATTAATGATGTCATGAACTTTTCAGACTCCCAAGTTCGTTTGGGACCAGGTGATACAGAACCATCTACTGACCATCTGTTATCTTGTTGAAAATAGTTAGATGATTTGTTACCGATATTATTTCTAGCAAAGTACCATTGTGAACCTTTATAATGTAAAGGGTAATCATAACCATCTTCAGAACGAGCAAACCATTCCCCTTCCTTCAGAATATCATAAACCCAAGTTCCTTTTAACTTGTTGAAATCCTTACGACAATCTTCTTCGGTCATCTCCATAGTCGGCATTGGATAAGTCATAGCGACTTTGCCAGAGATTCCTTTACATCATCTTTCTCGAATGTATCCTTTATATAAGTCCATTCTTTTTCATCGATGTGAAGATATGGTTCTTGGTTCTTAAACTTGTCGAAATAATCTAAGTACATTATTCTCCGAACAGGTCTTTGAATGCCTGATTCGCAGCTGCGGATTGTTGTGACTTCTTCTTTACCTCTTCTTCTTTCTCTACCTTGATATCGTGGTCACCTCTAGCCCATTCGTCATACTCAATCTTACTAGCCATCATATCAGCTTGATGTAAGATATAAGCAATGTTAGTCGCTAACTGATTGTCTTTACTCCAATTCATATAGTAAGTCTTGTTAGCTTCTTCATATAATCCGTCTGTCAATCTTAACCCAATATATTCATTCTCTGACATATTGATACCAAAATGTTGAAGTAACCAACAGGCTCTATCAGTAACGGTCATATATTGTAACTTTGGATTATGTTTATAAATCAACCCTTGATTCTTTCTATGCCAGTCTGAATCATTATGTATGTAGTTATCCTCTGATAAGTCTCCAACTTTACCTAAGTCGTGATGAAGAGCAGCAAATATCAACTCTTCTTTATCGAAGTTGTCAATAGTGGCACCGTTTCTTCCCCACACATCATATAGTTGTTCAGCAAACTCTACAATATGTAGGATATGTTCCACATACCCACCTGGATGAGCATTGTGAAAATGTTCTTTACCACTTGCTGGAGCAAGACACATTCTTTCTTCAAAGTAGTCATACATCTTATTCATTTTTTCTAGTCTTTCCCCAGCAAAAGTATCATTGATAATACTCCTAAGTTTAGACCAATTTTCTTGTATTTGTTCAGGTGTTAGTTCTTTCATATC